ACTTGTTCTTAGCATACTATCCAGACGCATTACTTTACGCCACATTAGCAGAAGCAGAACCTTATTTGATGAACGACCCTAGAGTAACAACATGGTCAGCATTATACGATAGAGCAATTTCTAATATTAAAACAAGTGACTTAGGTCAAACATACGCATATACAACACTAAACGTAACACCACGATAAGGAAAATATTATGGCAGAAATGAGTAATTTTTTAGAGAATGCACTTATTAATGCAACTCTACGCAACACAACATACACATCCGTAGCAACAGTTTATGTATCACTATGGACTTCAGACCCTACAGACGCAGGTAGTGGTACAGAAGTGAGTGGTGGAAGCTATGCTAGAACAGCAGTCACATTTGGCGCACCATCTAATGGAACATCTTTAAACTCTGCTGACGTTACCTTCCCAACTTGTACATCTTCATGGGGAACTGTAGGTTGGATTGGTATTAATGATGCTGCTACCTCAGGCAACTTACTTTATCACACAGCATTAGACGCTGCTAAAACTATTGACTCTGGCGATATATTTAAAATTGCAACAGGCAACCTTTCAGTACAATTATCTTAACGTTTAACGTTAAACGATAAAGGATAAACATGGCATTAGTATTAAAAGATAGAGTTAGAGTCACATCCTCTACCACAGGCACAGGCACATTTACATTAGGTGCAGCATCTGCTGGCTATCAAGACTTCTCTGTTATTGGTGATGGTAATACTACTTACTATGCTATCCAAAATAGTGGAGATAATACTTGGGAAGTAGGTATTGGCACATATACAGCTTCAGGCACTACTTTATCCAGAGATACGATATTAGAGTCTAGCAATGGTGGCACAGCAGTAAACTTTGCTGCTGGAACAAAAGATGTATTCGTTACTTATCCTGCTGAAAAAGGTATTTATTTAGATGCATCTGGTAATGCTATTGCTTTAGGTACTGTAGCCTCTGCTACGCTTACTAATGCTACTGGACTACCTTTAACTACAGGTGTAACAGGAACATTACCAATAGCTAACGGCGGAACTGGTACAACATCTACAACTTTTACTAATTTAACGACTAATGTTACAGGTACGTTGCCAGTAGCCAATGGTGGCACAGGCATTACAAGTTTAGGCACAGGGGTTGCAACCTTTTTAGGCACTCCATCATCAGCTAATTTAGCTACTGCCATTACAGACGAAACAGGTAGCGGTTCTTTAGTATTTGCCACATCACCTACACTAACAACCCCAGTATTAGGCACTCCATCTTCAGGCACTTTAACAAGCTGTACAGGACTTCCACTTACAACAGGTGTAACTGGCACACTCCCAGTAGCTAATGGCGGTACAGGAACATTTACAGCCTTTACTACAGGTTCAGTCGTATTTGCAGGTGCATCTGGTATATACACACAAGATAACGCTAACTTCTTTTGGGATGATACTAATAATAGATTAGGGATTGGTACTACTTCGCCACAAGGTACGTTACACGTAACAAGAAACCACGGCTCTCAACCAGTTCCGTTTGGCAGTGAGCCACAAGTTGTTGTCGGAGGCGCACAAGGAGGTGCTGGGGTGCAGGGATACATGGGGTCGTTGTGGTTTGCAAGTTCTGACAGCGGAACTGATTTTAGCAAAGCATCTGGTATTGTTGGCAACTCGTTGGGCGATTTTAGTCCAACATCTAGTGCTGGACACCTAGAGTTTTATACGACTGCTAGTGGTTCTATAACGCCAACCGAACGTATGCGTATCACCTCTGCTGGCGATGTAGGGATTGGTACTACAAGTCCAGCACAAAAATTAGACGTCAACGGTAATATTGTTACTCGTGGAAATGGAACAGAAGGCGGGGAAATAAACATCAATAATCCAGACAACTTATCAATAGGAATGTTTGTTGATGTTAACACAGCCAATAGAGGTCGTATATTTTCTACAGCAAATAATTCTGAATTATTGCTTGGTCAATTAAGTGGAACAGGCGGAAATATACAATTATACACAGCAGCTGCAGAACGTATGCGTATAGACTCTAGTGGTAATGTAGGTATTGGTACAAGTAGTCCTTCTACTTATGGGAAGTTTGTTGTAAGTGGCTCAAGCAATGCTGATACTGCTATTTTTATTGGAAATCAAAGTTTAACTGGTTCAGCACCAACATATAAAGGAACAGTACGGATTATTGATAATCCAGTATCTTCTACTGGGCATAGTGGTGGTCTTGAATTTTTAACTTCTACATTTGGAAGCGGTTATGGATGGAAAATTGCAGCCATTGATAGTTCAGGTGTTCAATTAACATTTGCTACACGCCAAAATTCAGCAACTTGGACTGAATCAATGCGTATAGACTCTAGTGGTAATGTAGGGATTGGTACTAATAGTCCTAGTTATAAATTTCAAGTATCAAATACTAATGGGGATACTCAAGTAGGTGTATATGATTTAAGTTCATCTTCAAGTGCAGCTAGATTAGATATTAGAACAAGTGGTACTGGTGCTTCTCAATGGTTTATACAAACAGGCAATACAACTTCTGGTTTAAATGGAGCATTAAGATTTTATGACCAATCTATAACTACAGAACGTATGCGTATAACAGCTGGTGGTAATTTGTTAATTGGAACTACTAATGGTTCTCCAGCAACAAACAATGTGTCTGGTATTTCTCTTGCTGGTAGCGGTCAAACACAAATTACTCAAGATTCTGCAACAGTGCTTTTAATAAATAGAAAAACAAACGATGGTGGTTTAATTGAATTTAATCAAGATGGAACAAACGAAGGCAATATTTCTGTATCAGGAACTACTGTTTCTTACAACGGTGGGCATTTATCTCGTTATGCACAGACAATTACAGCCAAAGATGAATCTATTGTTAAAGGCACAGTTTTGTCTAACTTAGATGAAATGAATGAGTATGTTGATGCAGAAGGTAATGTAGTAGCTAACGAACAGTTAAACAAAGTCAAAGTTTCTGATGTTGAAGGCGATGTCAATGTAGCTGGTGTGTTTGTCAATTGGTCATTTGACGAGCAACACAATGTAGATGAAATCAATATGGCTATGACAGGAGATATGATTATTCGTATTGCACAAGATGTCGTAGTTCAGAAAGGTGATTTGCTTATGTCGGCTGGTGATGGAACTGCTAAACCTCAAGGCGATGATATTGTCCGTTCTAAGACAATCGCTAAAGTAACCTCTAATCATGTAACTTGCACATATGCAGATGGTTCTTACTGTGTGCCTTGTGTGTTGATGGCTTGTTAAAAAGGAGAAGTAAATGGCAATAAATTGGAATATCGTACAACTTAACGCTTATCCTGAAAAAGATGGGCTAGTAAACTGCGTTTTTACTTGCCACTGGGATTGCACAGGTGTAGATGGTGATTACTCTGGCAGAGTATATGGTTCTTGTGGAGTAACACTAGACCCTGAAGCACCTTACACAGCTTATGCAGACTTAACTAAAGACCAAGTATTAGGTTGGATATGGGCATCTGTAGACAAAGATGAAACAGAAGCTAGTGTACAAGCACAGATAGATGAAAAGAAAAACCCAACGGTAGTAACACCACCACTACCATTTTAAAGGTGGTATTTAAAAGGAAAAACAAATGGCAGAAAATAAAAAGACACCAGTTGTGATAGATGAAGTTGAATACAGTTTTGAAGACATGACAGACGAGCAAAAAACTTTAGTCAATCATGTAGCAGACTTAGACAGAAAAATAGCATCTAGCAAATTTAACTTAGACCAGTTATCTATTGGTCGTGATGCTTTTGTAGGTTTGCTTAAAAAAGCACTTGAACCAAAAATAGAAGAAAAAGCAGAGTAAATTATAAAAGGAGTTAAATATGTTTGGGTTTAGTGCATTATCGCAAACACCATTTAGCTCTTTACCCACAGGCGGACAGGTATTAACTGCTTCTGCTAGTGTTGAGTCTTTTGCCTATGTCAGTTGTCTTGGTGGCATATTTATTAATGGCAATGCAAGTGTAAACGGATTTGCATTTGTTACTTGTGATGGTAACAGAATACAGCAATTTAGTGGTTCAATTACTGCTAATGCAATAGTCACAGCAAACGCTTATAGAATACTATCATTTAGTAGCTCTATTACAACAAGCGCAACAGTTAATGCAACATCTTTTGTAACATGGTCTGGCAAAGGTTCTATTACAGGAACTGCCACAGTTACAGCAGATGGTAGTTCAGATATTTTTGCAAGCGCAAGTATAGACGCATTTGCAACGCTTACAGCATATGCTTATAGAATACAACCAGCTAACGCTAGTGTAAATGGTGTAGCAAATGTTAGTGCATACGCTAATGCTATATATTCAGATGCAGTACAAATTACTGCTAATGGTACTGTAGTAGCAAAAGGTGTTATACAAGGTGAAGGTTGGACACCGGTAGTTCCAGGAACAGAAACATGGACAGATACAACACCATCTACAGACGTATGGTCTGCAATATCACCTTCTTCAGATACATGGTCAACAATTACAGCAGGAACAGAAACTTGGACTGATATTTCTCCAGGTAACGATATATGGTTAAGACAAGGATAAAAGATGGCAAAAACCAAAATTTCAGAATTTAGTACAACAGCAGCAGATAATACAGATATAACCAATATCAATATTGCTGAAGGTTGTTCACCAGCTAATTTAAACAACGCTGTTCGTAGCTTAATGGCATTACTAAAAGACCAACAAACAGGTTCTAGTGGTGACCCATTTACAGTAGCAGGTACATTAGTATCTTCAGGTCAAGTAGACATTACAGGTGCATTTAGACTAGACGGAACTGCTGGTGCTAGTGGTCAAGTATTGTTATCAGCAGGTGGCAGTAATACACCTACATGGGGTAATGCGTTTGTAGCTGGTATGATAATGCTATGGTCAGGTTCATCTGCTTCTATTCCTAGTGGATGGTTATTATGTGATGGTTCAAGTTCTACACCAGACTTACGTAACCGTTTTGTTGTAGGTGCTACATCTACTTATGCTGTGGGTGCTACTGGTGGTACTGCAGATGCTATTGTAGTATCTCATACACATACTGCAACTTCTACAGTTACAGACTCAGGTCATAGTCATACATTAACAAATTATGGTTCTGCTCAAGCAGGCTCAGATAATGGTGGCGCACCTGTTATGGCTAGTACAGGATATGGTACAGGAAGAGACCCTAACCCTACCAATACAGCAACAACAGGTATTACAGTTGCTACAACAAATGCTTCTTCTGGTTCTAGTGGCACTAATGCTAACTTGCCACCATACTATGCCCTTTGCTACATTATGAAGGCTTAATATGCCAGTACAACGCATAGCTTTTAAAGACTGGCTACCTGACCAACCATCTATCTTAGATACAGTATCAGAAGCTAATAATGTTATTCCTTTAGCTGTAGGATATGGTCCATTTAAGTCAGCAGTAACATTTTCAGGTGCAGCTTCAGAAGACTTGAATAATTGCTTTGCTGCTAAACTAGACAATGACGTATTTATCTTTGCTGGTGGTGCTACTAAACTATTTAAAGTAGACAATACAGACTTATCTCTAGTAGACGAGTCTAAGTCAGGTGGATATACAGGCACAAATAGATGGCAATTTTTACAGTTTGGTAGTCTTGCGATTGCTTCTAATGGCTCTGAAAAAATACAGTCTTTTGACGTAAACAGTTCTACAGCTTTTGCAGATGTAAGTTCAGATGCACCTATTGCTAAATACATTACAGTAGTTCGTGACTTTGTGGTTGCAGGTAATATTGGTGCAGGTACATCACCTAGTAAAGTGCAATGGAGT